CAGTTGCAAGCATAAAATCTTCACCAACAATTTTATGACCTTCATTAGTCATCTTTAATGAACCAACACCACGAGAAGAAACACCAAGACAAACTCCAGACTCTAATAGAGACTTGGCAATTTTGCCCATTGGAGTTTCAAGGAGTTGTGCTTTACCTTTAAAGTTTGTTCCATCTTGCTCAAGAGAAACAATTTTATGAGAAACTCGATCCAGATTTACAGTTGGACCATCTGGATGTCCAAGTTCGCCCAAAGCACGACCTTTTGCAACAAAAGTTTCATTGTATCTTTTTACCTCTTTTGAAAGAGTTTCCATAGGATACATTCTTCCATTACGATTGCAAATATCACCTTGAAGGAAGATACCCTCAATGTACATCATTTTTTTACCGTTCTTTTCTTCGGTAATAAATTCTACTTGTGATACTTCTTCTGTGATGAGTTTCATTTTATTCGGATACTAGTTGAACGACTTCTGTTATACTAACATTGGTTGATGCTTCTCCCAATGCGGAAACTCTCACACTTCTAGATACTATTGCATTAGTTGTTGTAATTACACCAACAATTGCTGAAGTATTGGCAGAAATTGTAAGAGTTGAATCTGTTGCTTCCGTCACTAATCTGTGAACGGTATTAATTCCAGCTGGAGCAGCATTTTCAATTGTTACATAATCTCCAACCAAAAATGGATTGCCTGCATTATTTTCAAATGTAATTACCGTTGATGTTCCTGTGGTAATTCCAGAAATTTTTTGTTTAGCAATTCTTTCCTTCATCACTTCAGTTCCATATGGTGGAACATAAAAAGAATTTATTGTAGCTACTGGATCACCACCAGTTTCAACATAAATTGCTGTTAAACCTGCAGATACTCTAATGTATCCAGCTTTTAGGGCGATAGGATTGCTAGTTGCTGCAACACCTGCAGTTGGAGAAATCCTATTTACATTTTGTACTACTTTAATTGCCATTATTCATCATCTCCTGATTGATCTTCATCAGCGAACATTAATTCAGCAATTTCTGGACGAATAGAATCTACTCGTTCAGCAGCTTTAACATACAATAAATCTTTAATCCTATCGGATACATCTGAAGGAGATCCGTTAGTTGCAATCAAATCGATAAGTTCTTCCATAAAATTAGTTTATATTTATAAGACTATTTATATTTTACCGCCTTTGGGTTCTGCTGGAATTTCTGGAGCAGCTGGCGCAGGTTGTTCAGTTGGAACTTCTCCCAAAGCAGGTTGAGTTGCACCTAAAGTCGCATCTGGTGGTAATGGATTGCCCATTTCATCTACTGGTGCATTAGGATCTGGTATGATTCCTTTTGAAATCTCATCTTCGATTTGCGTATCAATTTCAATAATTTCAGAATCAGTTTGACGAAGAATCTTCTTACGAACGTATTCTGCAGAATAATATTTTCCAATGTAAGGTTCTATTTGCGTCATTAAACTTACACGATTTGTAATTAATTCTGCTTCTTTTAATTCTGCAAAATGATTATCATAAAGAAAATCATATTGAATATGATCTTCCATTCTTTCCCAATCTTCTGGAGATACTACATTCTTTAGAAGAAGTTGGGTGCGAAGCATGTCATTAAACATTTGAGCAAAACGCTTTCTCAAACGTCCAACAAATTTGGAAAACTTAAGTTCATCTCTTAAAATTTCTGAAGAACGACCTAAATTAAAACCATCTCCACCACCCGCGATTCTTGATTCTGGAACTCCAAGTGCTCTATAAAGTTTCTTTTGGAAATATTCAATATCTGAAAGTTCTCCAAGATTTTGACCACCGGGGAGCGTAGTGATTTCTGTACCACGACCGCCCTCTCTTCTTGGAAGCCAAAAATCTTCAAGCATTGCCATATATTTACGATCATCACGGATTTCTCCGGTATTTGCATCATAAACAAGTTTATTTCTATAGCGAGACATTACCTCTTTCAGGTATTGTTCTGCTTTTACTTTAGGAAGATTTCCAACGTCAATATAAAAAATACGACGTTCTGGTGCTCTCGATAATCTATAGATAACAAGAGAATCCTCAATCATACGAAGTTGATTGAGTGCCTTGATTGCTTTATGGAGATATGAAAGAACCGTTCCTTTGTTTCTATCTACTAAACCAGATGTGCAATAAGTGATGGAATCTTTTGCAATTTTAAGAGCTCCTTTTGATGCCCCCGACATAGATCCCATAGGATAATTTGGCATCGGAGTATAAATGAAATATTCCTCAATATCCGAATAACTTAACTCCGAGTTTGTTAGATTAGCATTTGCAGTTAATCTACTTACTATTGGTTCTCCATTTTTCCCATTAGTTTTTTGTTCTTGACGAACATGTTTCATTTTCATGGGATCAATGTATCTCAATTCTTTAATCCCTTCTTGTGGATTTTTAATATCAATGACTTTTAGATAATACAACCTACCATCAACGTACCAATTTCTAAAAATTTCATGACACTTTCTATCAAAGTCCATCATTTCTTTGATAGACTTAAATTCGTCGCGCATTACCTGCTTTAACTTATCACTTGCGTTTAAATTGGATAATTCAATTTCTACAGGTGAATCATAAAGATCACTTACAATTGCTTCATTAACAACGTCTTCAATCGCAGCATCACATTCTGGGTGCAGCGCCATTTCACGATATCGACGCATTAAATCAAATTCAGTTCTGTAGACTCCTTCAATGTCTACATACTGCCCATAAAATCCAGATTGAATAAAATAATCAACCCCGTCCTCATCTGTTGGAGGAACGGGGGATACTATAGATTTAGACTTTTCTTCTTTATCCTCAATCGAAAAACCAAAGAGTTTCGCCATTTTATAAACTTAACTTGTTATTATGTACTATTTAGTTGATATCTTCGCCGCCAGCTGCGGGAGAAGTTCCCTTAATTGCTTCCCACCAGTGAACTTGCATTTCAACAGTGAATTCTTGAATAGAATCAGTTTCATAAGAAAGGTTGATACTACCAATACTAGTTGGGAATGTATCATAAAAATGATACGCTCTCAAAATGCTACCATCACGATTTAATTGATAAACAAATGCATCTGCTTGATAAAGTGCAGGATCGGTCGTACCAGTGTTATCCGATAGACGATTCATATAGTTGCTCCACTTTTCAAAAGCAGAACGAATAGCAAAATCAGTATCGTTGATAACGGTGATTGTCCACGTTTCGAAAGTTCTATCTCCCGATAATTTTAGAGTTCTTCCTCTAAATGCAACTTCGATAGGAGTTACATTGGAAGCTGGGAGTGCTGCTGCTTTAACAAGAAATCTTGATTTATCTAATACATTAGCATCAACACCAACTGCCGCTGGAAATGCTAACTCAACTTCAAAAAGATTGCTTCTTGTGCCGCCACCCGCTAGTTTGCTTTTAAAATCGGTAATCTTCCTTAAAGGAATATTATTGATCTGATTTCTGGTTGCCATAGTTGTTTAAACCTCTAAATTAAAAGTTTCCGATTACTTCTTCAAAATCAACACCAGTCTTGGTGGCAACAAAGGTAAGACCAATGAAGTTGATTGATCTTGCTGGTTTGATATAAATGTCAGCGACAAATTCATTATTGTCAATTACAGCAGCGGTGTTATTTGTTTCATCGCAAACAACAACGTAATCAAAAATACCTCTCTTTGCTTGAACATCACGAAGGAAAGGTTCAACTGTATTTACAAAGTTTGTTCTTGTAATTTCATCGTTAAATTCAAACAGTTGATCTTTTGCTGCCTTAGAAATTGCATTTTCGAGGTAAACAAAAAGACGACGAACATTGATTCGGTCAAATGCTGATGCTTTTGCTAAACCTGTTTTATCACCAAATAGAACAATTCCAGCTCCAGGTGAGAAGATTACTGGATTAATTCTATTACTGTATAGACGATCTCTTTGAGTTTTAGATGGATTGTATGCAAGTTTTACAGCATTTAAAATTGCACCTCTAGTTGTTCCTGCTGGAGAATACCATGGGAAATTATTGATATCATTACGGGCACAAAGACCTGCAAGGTCTCCATTTAGTGGAACGTATCTAAACGTATCACTGAATCTATCGTACATATACTTGTATCCAGAATCAAATACAGCATAAGACGACGAAGTGATTGGTGAGTAGAAACTAATCACATTATCAGTAATTGCTGATGCTGAATTTACAGTCGCTGATGTTTGACTTGATGTATCAGTAATTGCAGCAGATCTGTATGGTGAGATAAATGCTATTGCATCTTTTCTCAGTTCAGCAACAGAAATCAGTTTATTTGCAAGTGCTTGTGTAGTGGAAATATCATACGCTGCAGAACCCATCAATAAGAAATCGACTGTGTAATTATCAGTGTTTTCAAATAGATCATAACCAGAAGAAAGACTTCCAAGTAATGCACTCAAGGCTCCAGTACTAGCTATTCCAATTAGACCATGATAGTCTTTACCACCGTTTAATGTATATGTTGATGATCCATTTGCCGAGAAAACTGCACTATCTGCTTCTTGATCCCAACCAACATCACTTGCTAAAGTGAATGCTGTTGTAAATCCAGTAGTAACAATTCCTGCAGGAGCAGATCCACCAAATACATAACTTGAATTATTGGATAGATATTTTCTCCAATAAGAAGGATTTCCTACAGAGAATTGTGCATCTGTTGCTTTCGAGAGTGCTAAATGCTTTTCTAGAATAGTTCCAGCATTTCCAGTTACTGCTCCCAATGCATCAATGACAACAACATGTAGTTCATCATTCTTAGAATTTCTTGCAGCAGCAAATGCTGAAGTACCTGGTCTTGGAGCAATGTTATTCCAATTAATTGTCGAAGTACTAGTTAATCCCAAAGTTTGTTGATCGAACCAGTCTACTCTTGAAGAGAATGTTCTAGCGGTTATAATTCCAGCACCAGATCCAGATGCGTTAAAGTTAACTGCTGAAGTGCTAAATGCATATACACCAGATGGTTGATAATCTACAAAAGTTTCAGTATTGCCACTTGAAACTTGAGAGACAATCTTTACATCTATTGAACTTGCACCAACTCCAGTTACAACACCTTTTAGGTATCCATCTAAAATAGTGGTTGTTCCTGCTCCTGGAAGAGTTGCACTAAAAGTTTGAGTTATACCTGTACCAACCGTAATATTGGTTGTTATAATACCAGTTAAAGTTTGATCTGCTCTACCATCGATAATCGATACTTTAATACCATTTGCCCAAGATCCTGGGTTTTTGGCAGCAAAGGTGACGCCGGTGATTGTGTTTTCTCCATATCCAAGGGCATTGTAATGATCAATACTCTTGATTCTAATGCTATTACCAGAACCTACGAATGCATTAGTTAAATCTACATCATCTGCCCTTACAACTCTTAAAGAACCACCATATGCAAGATATGATGAGCAAACTAACCAATCCTCAAATTGCTTATCAGTATTTTGAGGTTCTCCAAAAGTTTCTAAAAGTTGATTTTCATTCTCGATTAAAATTGGAACTTCAACTGGTCCTTTTACAAAGGGAGCAACAATCGCACCAACTTTATCCGATGATGGAGATACTCTACCAGTTGTTAAATCAACTTCTCTTACTACAAGCCCAGGAGATGCTAAATTTAGCGGCATCTTTATTCTCCTACAAGTCCAGAATTATTCTAGAAATATTTATTAAAAAGACTATCTTGATTGGGGAAACGATCCATGAACAACTTTACCAGTCAGGATATGCCCATTCTTCTACTTTACCTTTTCTTTTAGCGATGATTCTTTTTTTAGTACAATCCTTACATTCATATGAATATGCTGAAGGAAATGCTCCTCTCCCTTTACGAGTTAAGTAAAAATCTTCCATTAAGTTTTTTACCTGGTAGCAAACTCTACATTTTCTATCTAAAAATAAAATATGTTCAAGTTCTATTTGATCATCTAGATCCATTATCGATATTCCCACATGTACGATCTATCACCATATTCATCAACATTCCATATATCTTGTGTTTGAAGTTTATTGCTTTCATTTGCAGACATCCATTTATCTCCGGTGCCTTGTTCTATAAAAGATTCCATTTCATCTAAACCATCTGAAATAAATCCAAACGGTGCCATATCTTGTTCAATTTGATTTCTCTGCTCCTCATAAATTCTCTTACGAACATCATTGTCCGTCATTTCTTTAAAATAATCTTGAGCAACTAACCAAGAGAAAATGACAAGACACATTGCTAAGTCATCATTACAACCTTCTTCTGCCTCAAATGAATTGCCTCTCTGAGCAAATGTAGTAAGTTCAGAAATGATATCGTAATCAACCGTTAATAATTTATCATCTTCTAATAAAGTTTTTAGGTTAGAGCAACCAAGTTTTTTAACAGCGGCAGTCATTCTTACGCCAAGTTGAGACTTTTTACCGCTAAATCCAGAACCTACAATCTGACCTGCACGACCCCTCATTGCACACATAAGGACATTATCATATTCTAAATCAAAATGGAGAATATTCGCTACTTGATCTCCAATATCATTAACTTCTACCAATAACCAAGCGTCATTGTATCCTTTTGCGACTTCATGAATGATGCTTGGGAAAAGCATTGGTTTAATTTCATTATTTCGATATTTTGCTACTACTTTATATGGAAAGTTCGTGATATCAAAAACTATAAATGCCGAATAATCATTTCCTAATCCACGAGCAACGTCAACTGTAATTAGATAATTATTTTCTTCTTTTGGATGTTCATAGACATCTAGACCAGCATTTCTTTTTATTGGATCATCGTAAGCAAGATTGCGAAGTTTTGATGCATTGATAAGAGTATTAACAGATCCTAAAAATTCGCATTCAAACTCAACCTTAAACTGCTGTTCACTTGTGTTTGCAATCGTCTGCTCCTTCCATACTTGGTCTCTACCAGGTACTTCAGACCAATGGACATCTGTGGGCACATATTCGTTCTTGCCTCGCTCAGAGTCATGCCACATGCGGTAGAAGTGGTTCATACCGCGTGGCGTAGATACGATAATTACCTTCGTGCTCTGTCCAGAAGAAATAGTAGGATAAACAGAGGCAAAGAAGTCATCAGCAATGTGATTCGGGATGAAAGCGAACTCGTCAAGAAAGATG